ACATTTGAAACTGATTTGGGTAGTGCTAGAGATAGATCTGTTGAAGCAGCAAGAGTAGCAGCAGAAAGACTTGCACAAGAAGATTTGAGCACTGCTGAAAGCAAAGTTGGAACAGAAAACTTAAGAGGATTTGGAACTCCTACATCAATTGGAGGAAGAAATTTATCATTCAGTTCAACTCCATTAACAGGATCTCTTGTTAGCGAGAAGCAATATTTGAAAGAGTCCACTGCAAGAGAATTGGAAAGACAAGACAGAGAAAGGAGAGCATATGCAAGAAGTGGAATTGTAACAGCTTGATACATTAGCAATTAAGAGGTAAAATAAACATATATGCCACAGTTTATCAAACAAGGAAATAGTTTTTATAGAAAGGATGAGAATGGAAGTCTCTATCTTGTTTCAGATCCTGATACAATGAAAGGACTTGGTTCTGGTCAACTTCCATATTATGCTATTGGAGGAAACAGAACTCTTAAATTTGCTGATGAACCAGCCACTCAAGCACCATCATCTACTCCTCCTGTATCAAATTCTTCTTCTGGCACAACTGATATAAATTCTCTAATAAAAGAAAAACTTCTTGGAGCTATAAATAATTACAAAGGAGTTGACACATCTACTCTAGAGCAAAAGAGACAAGAACTTCTTAGAAAGCAACTTGTTTCTTCTCCATACTCTGAGGAAGGAGAAAAGACACTTACTGGAAGTCAAAAATTATCTCTATTGAGAGACAAAGGATCTCAATTTGAGCCAGAATTGAAATCTATTGAAGAACAAATATTGAAAGCAAAACAAGGAGATGCACAGAGTATGTCAAATCTTAAAGATATTATTTCTGTTGCCAAAGATGCTGGACTGTTTGGTGCAGAAGGAGGATATCAATCTGGATTGGGCAAGGAATACTCAGATTATGTTGCCAATGAGAAAGCAAATGGCAATACAAAAGTAATGTCCTTGAATGAGTATGCAAATATGGATGCCAATAGAAAGAAGTCTGTTACAAATATAAGCAATACAGATGGAGGATTAAATCCAAAACAAGTGACAGTGTTCAATGGTATAGTTGGAAAGTATCAAAACTCTCCATTGGTAAAAGCAGCAGACAGAACTATTGTTGTTGATACTGTTTCAACAGAACTTAAGAAAGATCCAAAGAATGCATCTCTTCAACTATCATTTATATATTCATTCATTCAAATGCTTGATACATATCAGTCTGCTGTTCGTGAAGGTGAAATAGGAATTGTTTCTGGAACTCAAGGTCTTGCTGATAAACTTAGCAATCTTCCTGATAAGATATCTCAAGGAACACTACTCTCAACTGATGTTATAAATAGATATATATCAACTGCAAAGATATTGTCTGATTCAATAAAAGGAGGAGCAAACAGAAAGAAAACAGATTATGGCTCACAAGCAAATGTTGCTGGAGTTGGAGATGCATGGAAAGAATATCTTGCAGGAACTGAAACAACAACTAAATCTGCACCAGTGACAATAAAAGTAAAAAGAAAATCAGATGGAGCTACAGGCACTATAAATATAGATGAATACAATCCAGCATTATACACTAAAATATAAAATATATGTTTATACCAGATGATCCAACAATAAGAAAAAAAGAAACAGGAAATGCATTTCATCCAGACTTGATGAATGACTTTTCATCTTCATCAGAGAGTTCATTTACTCCAGAGATTGTTCCTGAGCCAGAAAAGAGTTTATATAAGAAGTATTCAGAAGGAGCAGAGAGTTTCTCTACTGGATTTGCAAAAGGAATACTGAAGACTGGAAAAGGTCTTGGAACAATTGGACAGTGGTTGCTTGACCAAGGACCAGGAAGATTTGTAAATGCTGCTACTGGAAAAGGTTTTACTCCAACAGGACCAACTGGAGATTTCTCTGATGTTTATCATCCAGGAACTGAAAGAGCAGCAAAGGCAGATGAGATGCTAACTCCTCAAGGACTTGGAGAAAATGCTGGATTCTTGACAGAGAGAATTGCAGAATTTCTTATTCCTGCTGCTAAAGTATCAAAAGTATCAAATATTGCAGGTAATGCTGCTGGAAATCTTATTAAAAATAAAGCAGGTTCAACTGCACTAAATCTTGCCACAAGAGGAGTTGTAGAAGGAACAGTGTCTGGTGCTACTACTGCAGTTCAAAGAAATGCTCTTGATAATGAAGCAAAGACAAATGCTCTTATTTCTTTTGTGTCTCCTACTTTGATGATGGGAGTTGAGAAGATTGGAAAGAAAATGCTTAATGCAATTGTCAAGCCATCTGTAAGAGATTTAGAGAATGGATTCAAAGTAGAGAATATGAAGAAGTATAATTTAGGAGGATCTTTGAGTCATTCATTAAATAAAACAAGCAACAAACTAAATGAAGTTAGTTCTCAATTAGATGATGTTCTTGAAACATCTGATGGAGTTGTTGATGTTGAAGATATATTTAATAAAACAGTATCAAAATTAAGAGATAAAAAGTCTCTTGTATTTGGACAGATAACTGATATGAATGGAGGTATTGATGAATTGGCCACTGACATAAAAACTATGGCAGATGCAATGGAAGGAGCAGGAAATCCAGTAAATGTTAATGCTCTTGATTTGAAGAATGCAACTTTATGGAAAAGAGGAGCAGGATTAAAAGGTGCATGGCTGTATCAGTCTATGGACAAGAAAGCACCTGCAGTTGATAAAGTTTATTCTGTATTTTACAATGAATTAAAAAAAGACATAGAAAAAGCTGGAGGAGAAGCAATAAAGAAATACAACAGTCAGTTGTCTGATTTGATTCCAATTCAATCTGCTCTTATTAGAAGAATACCAGTTTCAGACAGAGCAAATGTTATTGGAATGGGAGAAAGCATGGCACTTGTTGGTGCAATCTTTGATCCTAAAACACTAGTATTGGCTTTTCCAATGCTTGCACAGAAAAGTGGTAGAGTTGCTAACTTCATGATGAATGCTGCTGATAGCTGGTTTACTAAGACTGCAGGAGCAGGTATTAAGACAGGAATTAGCAACTATGGACAATAATTACCAATCACTTGGCATAAACAATCCACAGAATACAATTATTATAACAATTAAAATTATAACCCACATATAGCTAAATTATACCTTACTTATGGAAAATAATCAAACAATCTTAATACAGAATATTGGCTCTCAGGGAGTCATAATGGACAATGTTGTCAATGAGTCATTGATGCCTGAAAGTGCTGTTAGCTGGGCTATAAACATGCATTTTGATAGGATTGGAGCAGCAACTGTGCGTGAAGGTGTTACAATTGTTGGTGCTCAATTAGTTGATAATGTTAATATTCTTGGCTTGCATCAATTTTTGGACACAGGAACAGGAACTAATGACAGACTTATTGCTGCTACAACAACAACTTGGAAAGCACTAGTATCAGGAACTTGGACAAATAAGAGAACAGGATTGACTACAGGATTGAAAGCAAGATTTACAAACTTTGTTGATTTGGTATTTGGAGTGAATGGAACAGATGCAATGCAAAGTTGGGATGGAGGAGCAGGAAACTTCTCAACCACAAATGTAACATCTGCTCCTGCTGCTGCCTTTATTGATAACTTTAGAACAAGAGTATGGGCAGCAAAAACATCTGGCAATCCTTCTAGATTATTTTACTCAACTGTTGCAGATGGATCTGGTGCTATCACTTGGGACACTGCTACTCAATATATTGATATAGCTCCTGGAGATGGAGAAGACATCACAGGTATAAAGAAATTTGGATCTTATTTATATGTTTTCAAGAATAGCAATACATATAGAATATTCTCAATCAATCAGTCTGAGCCAGATCCATTGATAACTCTTGGAACTTACTCACAAGAGTCAGTTGTGGTTGCTAAAGATGGAATGTATTGGCATCATCCTTCTGGTATATTTAGATTGGCAAAAGGAGGAACATCACCTACAGAAATATCAAGACCAATTTATGATATCATTAAGAACATATCACTTTCAAATTATTCAGAAATAGCTGGATGGAGTGATGATGACCATGTTTATTTCTCTGTTGGAGATATAACTGTATATGGATTGACATTAAGTAATGTAGTTATAAGATGGACAATATCATCAGAGATCTGGACAATATATAAATATGGAACAAAGTTTTTAGTTGGAACTACTTACAATGATGGAACTACTTTGAATAGAGTTGTTGGAGACAATGATGGCTCTGTTCATCTTTTCAACTCTGGAACTTCTGATAATGGAGTTGACATAATTTATGAGTTTGAAACAAGATGGCACAATATAACTGGTTCAAGACTAGACTACAAGACAATATCAAGAATAGGAGCAATGCATGAAGGTCTTGTTGGAGGTAATTTTGGATGGAGAAATGGATATATGAATAGATTAGAAATACAGCCAATTGGTCAGTTGGCTAAACAAGACTCTATCTTCAATTCTTTGCAGATTGAAGGCAATAGAATTAAATTATCAATAAGAGGATCTTCTTCTGCTGGAGCAGGAGTATTTCAAGGATGGCAACTTATGGATGTTGTCAATCAAGGAGTAAAAGATAACTAAATTTATGGAAAAAGAATATACATTAGGAGCTATTAAAAATGATAAAGACTTAAGAGATGTGCAATTGGCACAAGTGCAGGCACCAGTAGCATTGCCAAGTAAATACATTACAGATATATCCTGGATTCCTGTATTTGACCAAATGCAGAATGGCAGTTGTGTTGGACATGCTCATGCAATTGTTCACATTTATAATGAATTTAAAGAGAATGGAATTATAAGAAATTTGTCTCCAAGATACATATATGCAATGTCTAAGAAAATGGATGGATTGCCAATGCAACAAGGAACTCAGCCAAGAGTTGCTGCTGCTATTGAATTTAATAGTGGTTGTGCTACAGAAAATACAGTTCCAAATCAAAATAGTCTTGAACACAATGCTTATATAACTCTTCTTGATAATCCAGACATAGCAAAAGATGCAAGACCATTCAGAATAGGAGGATATGCATTTGTTGGAAATTATGGAATGCCATCAAAAGAGCAATTAAAACAAGCAGTATATCAGAATGGAGTTGTTCCTATAACTATTTCTGTAGGAGCATTCATCAATCCTATTCCTCCTGGAGATTTTGGACTTCACAGAATAACAGTATTTGGATTTGAGGACTTGGCTAATGGAGATACAAGATTTTATTATAGAAACTCATGGAGCAGGAATTGGGGAAACAATGGTGATGGATATTTTGATTATTCAAGTCATGCTGGAAAAATATATGACTGTATGGCATTTCCAGATCTTCCTAATGAAATACTTGAAGATGCAAAGAAGAAATACAAGTTCTTTTCTATGGATGAGAAAACAGATGCAACTGGAAAACATACATTTTCAGAATTGACTCCAGAATTCAGAACTCTGTGTGACACCATGAGAGGACAGTGTGGCTTTGCATGGAAGATTTTGTCAGGATACAGAACACAGAAAGAAAATGATGCACTGAATGATTCTGTGAGTGATTCTGCTCATGTTTCAAGATTGGCAGTAGATGTTCTTTGCACAGATAGTTCAAAAAGAGATAAGATTGTCACAGTGGCAAAAGCCAATGGTATCAGAAGGATAGGCATTGGAAAAAAC